TTGTAGGTTCAGAAACACATACATTAACCATAGCAGAAATGCCTAAGCATAGACACGTTATACCTTATTCAGCAAATACTAATGCAGGTTATAAGTCAGTTATCAGAAGTAACGGTACAGAAGCAGAAGGTTTTTCTCCATATCAAGGGCAAGACCAACCACATAATAACGTACAACCATCAAAAGTTGTTAATAGATGGCACAGAATAGCATAAAAACAAAGAAAGGAATAAAAAAATGAGTGAAGGAATTTTAATTGCAATAATAACAGGTAGTTTTATGGTGGTTAGTAATTTGATAACTAATTTGTTTGGCTCTAAAAAAACAACAAGTGAAATAAGACAAGATTTATCAACGTATCAAGCAGTAACAAACGAAAAAATATCAGAACTCACAAGAGAAGTAAGAGAACATAATGATTTTGCCAAAAGAATGCCAGTTGTTGAAAAAGGAATAGAAAATTTAGAAGAAAAAGTGAATTATTTTCACAAAGTTTAAGGAGATGAAATTATGGATTTAGCAATGTTAACTGAATATCTAGTGTTAGTAGTATTAGGAATATGTTTATGTGTGGGATATGTAATAAAAACAAGTATTACAGTTATTCCAAATAAATATATTCCTTTAATTATGCTTATTTTAGGTACAGCAATAAATGTATTAATCAACCTTAACAATATAACAGCAGAAGTTGTATTAGCAGGTATGATTAGTGGATTAGCATCAACAGGATTACATGAAGCATTTAGAAATATAATTGAAAAGAAAGGAGAATAAGTAATATGAAAAAGAATCAAAAATCAGTTAGAAATGGAATTGAGGATTTCTTATGTCCATTCACTGATATGTATATTACACAAGGAAGTGGTGGTGATTTTAGTCATAAAGGAACAATGGCTAATGATATTAGAGGTTCTCAAAGTGGTGTAAAATATCCTTATTATGCACCTTGTACTTGTAGATGTATCAGGATTTATCCTGAAAGTGGTCAGTCAATGTGGCAATCAATAGAAAAGGTTAGATTTGCCAATGGTAGAGTTGATTATGCAACTTTTATGATTGCACACGATGATTCTTTTGATGCTAGAGTTGGTCAATTAATAAAACAAGGTGAACAACTTGGAAATATGGGTACAAAGGGAAAATCTACAGGTGTTCATTGTCATATACAAATATCTCAAAGTAAAACTACTTCATGGACTAAAAATAAATATGGTGTTTATTGTTTCCCTAATGAATATGATACAGATGCTTGTTATTTTGTAGATAATACAAATATATTAAATGGTATGGGTGGTAATTGGAAAAAAACATCAGATGTTAAAGTTGCTACTGCGAATAATACAAAAGCAGATCAAATATTATACAAAGGTTCTAAAGTAAAGTTTCAAGGTATATTCAAAGTTGATATAGTAAATGTTAAGTTGAATTGTTTTGGTAATTCATCATTAACAGGATGCTCATTAAATGATTATAAAAAGAATAAAGTGAAATCACATCATTGGATACCAAGTACACCTTTTATTGAAGTAGATAAAAATGGCAATAAGACAAAAGACCAAGTTTTACAAGGTGGAAAAAGTTATGTTAAAAACGATAATGTTTATACAATAAAAGATATAGACATTCCAACTAATTCAGCAAAATTAAACATCAATGGTAGAGATGTTTGGGTATTTAGTAAATATCTATATGAAGTATCTAATAATTAAATAAAGGCTAGGACAATAAAAGTTCTAGTCTTTTTTATATTGTTAAAAAAACAACAAGGAGTGTACATTATGAACAACATGGAATTTACAATAAAAGCAAAAGAGATTTATAGTAAATATGATACTACTTATTCTTGGGGTTCTTTCATGAATAAGAGTAAGAATGGTAAACTATGTACTGATTGTAGTGGATTTATTAAAGGTATTTTATGGGGGTATCCTACTAATGGAAAATATAAATCAAATGGAGTTCCAGATATTAATGCAGATGCAATGATAAAAAAATGTTCCAATGTGTCAAATAACTTTAATAATATTGAAGTTGGTGAAGTAGTATGGATTAAAGGCCATATTGGAATTTATATTGGAAATGGTGAAGTATTAGAGGCCACTTCTAAATGGTCTTCTAAACTGCAAAAAACAACCTTATTAAACCAAAAAGCAATCAAAGGTCTAAATGGTCGACTTTGGTCTAAACATGGTAAATTGTCTTATTTAGATTATAAAAAAGACCATTTTAAAGTATATGTAGTTCAAAAAGGAGATAGTCTAACTAAAATTGCAAAAGAACACAAAGTTACAGTAGAGCAATTAGCAGCTTTAAATAATATCAAAAATAAGAATCTCATTTATGTAGGTCAAAAGTTAACAATCAAATAGCCATCAAATAAGAAATAGGGTAGGTACGATTTGTACTTACCCTATTTTTTTATGCAATTTTTACAGAAAAAGTATCAAAAAATGACCTTTCATGGAAATTTTTATGGTAAAATTATAAAAATATGGTATATTATGGGCGGGTGATGTTATATGAAATCAGAGTTTGTAAGATGGCTAGAATATTTAGAAACAACTGAACCACCCCGATCCAAGCCTTTGTAAACTAAATATTATATAGGTTTGCAAAGAAATTGATTTATAGTAGGAGAGGGAAGTATATGAAAGAAAAAGAAAATAAGGAAAAAGTAGAAGTAGAAGAAGATGTTCCTATAGCAACTGAGATACTTAGAGATTATAAAGAAAATAATAAAAAACTAATGGGAATTAATCGAAGATTATATCACATTATTGCTATATTATTAGTGATGCTTGCAATTGAAACAACATATATCGTTATATTTTGGGAAAGTTTGCATCCAGATATGGGAGTAATAAGGGAAGAAAAAAAATAAATAGTTTATGTTAAAAATATCATTTGTCGAAGAAGAACTGATGGATTTACAAAAGAAAATACATTTCACACCATTACAAAAACGAATTATTCGTTATAGATTGGATGAACTGAGTAGAGTACAAATGGCAGATAAAGAAAAGGTTAGTGTACCTACAATCGATAGAGAAATTAAGAAAATTGCTGATAAAATAGCAAAAGTAATATGATAATTTTATGATAGTTTTTTAATAATTTTCTTATAAAAAATTAAGAAAAATTTAACAAAAAAATTAAAAGAAGTCGAGAGTTTCGATTTCTTTTTTTATGTCATAATTTAGGTGTAGTAAGAAGTAGTGTCGTAAGCGAAAGGAAACGGATATGGAAAGTAAAGTAAAATGGTTTGATGATGAAAAAGGGTTTGGTTTTATTGAATATAAAGATAATGATGACATTTTTGTTCACTACTCTACAATCAGAGATAAAGGACACAAAACACTAGTTCAAGGAGAAATAGTAGAATTTGAACTAATTAAAACTGATAAAGGCTACAAAGCTAAAAACGTAGTATCAATTAAAGCAGAATCATAACTGCTTTTTTATTGTAAAATTTCCATATTTTTAACAAATTAAGCAAAAACTATTGACACAACCTAGGTTGTTATGTTAATATAGTATCATCAGATAGGAAAATAATGGTAATTGCTATTTGATAGAAAGGAAGTGTATTAACAAAAATGTCGTTTAATAAAACTCAATATAATATTGAGTATCGAAAAAAACATAAAAAACAATTTAATGTTGATCTGAATACAGATGAACATGAGGAAATAACAAACTTTTTGAAAATCAGGAATATTACAAAAGTAAAGTTTATTAGAGATGCATTTAAAGAATTAAAAGAAAAAGAAGAAAGGAAAAAATAAAAAAAGATATAAGGCACAAATTTAGCTGGACACTAAAACCTTATATCTTAATCAAAACATCTTCCAAAGAAGACAAAAAAAGTATATCATAACTTTTATCTCTTTGGAAGAAGAAAAAGTAAAAAAGAGGTAAAAAGTATGAAAAGTAATAAATTAATAACAGGGGGAAACAAGGTTGTTAAGAAATTACTTAAAAGGTTAGTAAGAAATATCGTATATTTTTTAGTAGGATTAGCAGTTATATCTGTTATATTACTAAAATATATTGTTAGAAATACAGTATATCTAATCATTGGATTATTAGGAATCATGTATATTGTTATGCCTAATTTGATTTCAAAGGTTTATCGTAGAATACCAAAGTTAGTGAGAACAACAATTATATACATATTAGTTATAGGAACAATCATTGGTGTTTATTCAACACATAATGTAGTATTAGCAAATAGTATTAATGAATTAAACAAAACAACAATCGAATTAAAAGATAATAAGATTTTATCTTTAACTAATACAAACACAAAGTTATCAGAAGAAAATAAAAGTTATTCAGAATTAAAAGCAGAATTAGATAAGATTAAAGTAGAAAATCAAAGATTAAGAACAATCAATAGTTTAAATGATATTGAACGTAATATTTATAATAAATCAGTTGCAATAGGTTTAACACACGAACAATCAATTTTAGTTGTATCAATTTCTAGACATGAAACAGGAAATTGGAAATCGAATGCATTTAAAACAAAAAACAATTTTGGTGGTGTTATGTGTAATACTGGTTTAAAGAAATATGCAACATTTGAAGATGGATTAAATGGTTTTGTAAATCTATTAAAGAATAGATATTTCAATAAAGGGTTAGATACAATTGAAAAAATAGGTGCAGTATATTGTCCGGTAGGTGCAAGTAATGATCTAACTGGAGTAAATGTACATTGGATTCCAAATGTTACTAAATATTACAATGAATATATGGGTGTGTAAAAAAAGGTTGGAATTAACCAGCCTTTTTATTTTGCATATTGACATTTTGAAATTATTTTTATTATAATTATTATTAGATAGTAGAGATATTATTTACTATTGACATTTTTGTATATTTAGGTTAGAATACATAACACAATTGATTAATGCCCAAAAAAAGAGATATAATCTTTTGGCTTAGATGTATCTCCACATTATTTGTGATTGCACCTAATTATAGGTGCTTTATTTTTGTTTTGTTATGATTGAAACTGCTATAACTAAAAGTAGTACAACTACTAAAATCAGAAATGTGAAGACTAAGTAGTCCATCTCATTGATGATCTTTTGAAATTATATGCTAACATCATATCACCTCCTCGACATATAAAGTTCGTGGAGGTTACACCTATAAGATTATATCTCAAGAAGTATTATATAATAACTATTTTAAAATAATCAATAAATTTATGAAAAAATTGGAATTAATCACCCTTTTTAATTTTTTCTAATATTTCTAATAGAATAGGTTGATACTTCTTTTTATTGTTATGGACAACTCTATGACATTTGTTATTACTAAAATCCCTATGACATAACATTAAACAATTATTAGGATCATCAATCAAATCTTTTCTTTCTCCACGATAATATACATGGTGTAGTTGCAAATTATCAACAGCATCACAATATTGACAATGTGGAACTCCTAATTCATCCTTACATCTATCCAGTACGATATTATAAGTTTCTTTACTAACAACAACCCTCTTTTTTGATACAGGTCTAATTCGTGTTTTAACGACCATTTTAGCCACTTTCTTATATTCCTTATTAACACAACCATAACAACTTGAAAGTTCTATTATGGCTCGTTTTTTGGTACAATAACAATAGGTCTTGCCTTGTTTCTTTCTCCATCTAAGATTAATACACTTATTTTGCATATGTTCCTCCTTATCTATTCCTATGTTATAAAGTTATAACTTTGGTATAGTGTTGAATAGGTGTTATGAAGTTACACCCACCCAACACAGAATTTAATTATAGTTTAAATCTATTGTTTAAATAGATGTCTAGTTTAATACTTTCCTTTTGTTCTTCATCACTAGCAGAATTAATATGTCTTTCATTTTTATTATACACTATTCTATCAATTATAAATTTTAATGAATCGTTTCGTTCTTCCATAGTAAGAGAATAATAGTTTTCTATTATCTTTTCTAATGATGGAATTGCTTTTTTTATTTTGATTACTTTATCTTCTTCTTTGTGATTAGTAATCTTATCTTTTTCTAGAGTTAATTTCTCAATAGCAGAGGTTAACTCTTTTTTTCGTTCTAGAAACTCTTGTGGAGTATATATTTCTTGTTCAACAAATTCTTTGGCCTTTTTAAGTTGCTGTTCTTTTTTAGCAATTTCCTTTTCAATTGATCCTAATGATTTAGAATTAGTTTTAACAACCTTTTCATACTCATCTTCATAGTTGTCTAAATAAACATTGTATTCCTTTAATAATATCTTTAATGAATCAATTAATTTGTCCTCAACTAAATAAAGCTTACTGGAAGTCATTCCACAATTCTCACTGCACAAAAGAGTAGTAGGCTTTGTTATTTCTTCAAATTCAGTTATTGCTTTATCAAACTCATCAGTTTCAATTTTAAGCATTTCTTTTAACTTGAACCAATTATTAGTTATCATATCACCAAGATAAAATCTCTTTTCGTTAAACTTTGGAGAAAAGATATAATAGAATCCACCTTTAAAAGCATCATATCCCATTTGTCGATTGATTTCTGCAATAGGTATTTTAAGTGCTTTTCTTTGACTTTGTAACAAGTTATATAGTTTTTCTTTGTCTACTTCATATTTTCTTTTGGTGTGTGTTATTCCATTATGTGAGTTCTGTATCATTGCCTTACCACATTTACCACACTTGCATAGTCCACCTAATGGATTTTTAAAGATTTCTCCTTTTGGAATAGGATTCTTGTATCTATCTTTTAATCCTCTTTGTACTCTATCAAATTGTTCTTTAGTAATAATTCCAGTGTGTAATCCTTTATAAAGAGGGTAGTCCTTTTGTTTAACTGCTTTCTTAACAGGTACACCATCAATTAATTTAGTAATTATTTTAGTTTTTCCCCATGCAATCATTCCATAATAAACTTCATTGTTTAAAATACATTTAAGAGTGCTATCATTCCATTCAGAATCGTGAGGTAGTGGAGCATCTATATTAACTAAATGTTTTACTATTCTATCCATACCAATACCCTCATCAGCCATATTAAAAATCATTTTAACTATTTCAGCATCTTCATTTGCTTTTAAAGTCCATCCCTTACCATCAGATATACCAAGTTCAGCACATTTAATACGATTATAGCCATAAGGTGCAACACTACCTAAAAACTTGCCTTGTTCAGCAGATAAATCTTTTCCTCTTTTCATGATTTTCTTTGAATATTCAAGATATTCATTACCTTTTAAAAGTTGATCTTTAAATAATCTTTTATCAAATTCATTATTTAAGTTGTATATCTTCATTGGAGTAATACAAAGTGTTTTAGTTATCTCTAAACTTCTAATAACAGTACCACAATCAATTAAATCTCCACGAGTTGTCCTTTCAGGTTCAACAACTAATAAACCATCTATGTCACCCTCATTTATTAAACTAAGTACTTTTTTAAATTCAGGTCTATCTTCAATAGTTTCTCCAGATACTACTTCACGAAAAATATGTTCTTCTGGTATTTCATAACCTAGATTAGCTTTTGCCCACTTTTGAAGTATTTCTTCATGTCTTGCTAATGTTTCCTCAGTAGTATGTTTAAAGTCTGTCATTTCCTCACGAGATTTACGAAGATAAATAATAATCTTTCCTAATTTATCAAGTTCTATCTGATAGTCATTCATGTTGTACATCATATTCATCATTCCTTTTAATTAATTTCATTTTTATAACACATTTTGTTTATATATTAAGCACATAAAGAACGAGTGTTCTTATTCTTTATCAGAACAAATAAGATTTAAAGTTTGAACAAGTAGTGCTTTTTCTTGTTCAGCAATTCCATCAGTTTTATTTAATAAAGAAACAACTTCTTTTGCAAATTCTTGTTTGGTTACTTGTTCTAGTTTTTCATTATTAAATAAATCTTCTGGAGATAGTTCCAAGAAAGCAGCAATTGCTTTTAATTTATCCATACGAGCAGATTTAATATTGTTTAGTTCATAATCTCTATAAGTAACTTTAGAAACACCAATTATTTTACCTGCTTGTTCTAATGTTAAACCTTTTTCTTTTCGTTTTTGTTTCAATAAATTTCCTATATCATATAACATACTACACCACACCCTTTACATTTTTTTGAAACCTTAAGTTCCTGAATATAGTATAACACAAAAAGTTAGGTTTAATTAAAAAAAAGTTAGTTTTTTTTAATTTTTTCTAAAAAATCTATTGACATTGTGAATTTATGAGCATATAATCAAATCATAAGTTAGGAAAACCTAACAGAATAGGAGGGTATGAAATGATTAGAGTTAACTTACTAAAAGATGCAATGGATAGTAAAGGTAAAAATATTGATGATCTAGCAAAATTGTTAAACATCAGTAAGCAATCATTGTATTTTAGACTTAATGAAAAAGTGTTATTCAAAATTAATGAAGTAAGAATGATTAAAAAATATCTCGAATTAGATAGTGATACATTCAACTCAATTTTCTTTAGCGAATAATATGTGGTGTAGTATGTTTTTTTTAAAACAAAAAGTTAGGAAAACCTAACAGAATAGGAGGTATTCAAATGTAATGGCAAGAAAAAGAATGTTTGACATGGAAATTGTAGATACAGATTTATTCCTCGATATGCCACAATCCACACAAAACTTATACTTCCATTTAGGAATGAGAGCAGATGATGATGGTTTTGTTAGTAATCCAAAAAAAATAATTAAAATCATAGGAGCTAATGAAGATGATTTGAAATTGTTATTTTTGAAAAAATTTGTAATACCATTTGAAAGTGGGATTTGTGTAATCACTCATTGGAAATTGAATAATTATTTAAGAAAAGATCGATACACAGAAACGATTTATAAAGAGGAAAAGAAACTATTAGTTGAAGATGAAAATGGTGCTTATAGTCTTGGTATACCAAATGACAACCAATTGGCAACCCAGAATAGAATAGAAGAGAAAAGAGAAGAAAAGAAAAGTAAAGATAAAGAATATTATTCTACTAAAGATTTAAATGATTTATTTCTTGATTTTCTTGAAGTTAGAAAAAAGTTAAAAGCAGTTAATAGTGAAAGAGCAATCAACAGTTTATTAAAAACATTATCAGAATATGATGATGAAACTAAATATAAAATGATTGAACAATCAATAACTAATAGCTGGAAAGGTGTATTTCCTTTAAAAGAAAAAAAACCTTATCAACAAAGGCCAGTTAGAGAAGAAATAGTTCCAGAATGGTTTGGTAAAGAACCAAAAGAAAATAAAGCAAGTAAAGAAGAACAAAAAGAAATGGAAGATTTATTAAGAGAGTTTGATAATCCCTAGTGATTTTGAAACAAGAAAGAAAGCATTACAGGAAAGATTAAGAAGTAAATATAAACCCAAAAGGAGGCAAGAATGAAAGAATGGGAGGAAGTAATTGAAACAAATGGTGTAAGGTTCTTTCAACCAGTACAAGAGTTAAGTGAAACAAAAAGAAAAATGAAAAGAGCCTACGATAGGTTTAATGAAAAATTTAAGAATAGACCTGAACTATATGTAGATGAAAAGACATTAAAAAAGAATACAAAAAATGTATTCATATAAAAAGTTCACTTGGACAAGAAGTGAACTAATGAAAAAATATTTCAACAATAAGTATATCACAACTTAGAGGAGTAGTCAAAAATGGAAATTGTCAAAGTATTAGAGATACTAAATAATCACATTATTAAATTAGAGGAAGAAAACCAATTTAAAGATTGGGAACTAGAAAGAATGAGAAAGGAATTAGAACAACTTAAGAGTGGAATTGATGAAAAAATAGATAAATATGAAAAAGAGAAGAAAAATTAAATGGAAAAATGTTTTAGCAGCGATTTTAATAATCGATATTGTTAGAACATTCGGTTTGTTAGCTTTTAATGTAATGGCTGGTTTTACTTGGTTTGGATTAATAGTATTAGCAATTGAAATAGTTGGAATTGATTTATTAACAGAGGTATAAGAATGATATTTAAAAGAATAAGTCAAAAGAAAATAAATACATATGAAAATACTATTACAAGTCTAAAAGCTGAATTGTATGACAAAAACCAAGAAATAAAAAGATTAAAAGCAAAAACTAAAAAAGAAAAACAAATAATAGCCAAAATAAGAAGTTTACCAACAACAAAAAAGAAAGAATTAGGAATCTTATAATATGAAAAAAGTGTGGTTGTCAGAAGTAGAACTTCAAAAACAACAAGAAGAAATTTCTAAACACAAATATGTATGTAAACATTGTGGACACAAACAACTAGTTCCTAATTATATGGAAAAGAATTTATGTGATTGGTGTGGCTATTGGGTATTTAGAAATGATAAAGATGAGTTCAAGTTTAGGATGAACGAAAGGTTAAAGAAAAAGTAGGAGGAAACATGAAAGAAGAAAAAATGAGTTTATATAAATTAGATCAAACAATGAAAGAAGTAATTGAAAATGGATTTACTTTTGATGAAGAAACAGGAGAAGCGTTATTTACAACTGATGACATTGATAATTTGCAAATGTCAATTGATGAAAAGATTAATAACATTGTAGGTTACATAAAAGATTTAAATATCGAAGTTAAAAATTTAAAAAGTATTAGTGATGAATATAAAAATAGAGCTGATAGTAAAGATAAAAAAGCAAAAAAATTAAAAGAATATTTAGATAACTTTATGACAAGCAACAATTTAGAAAAGAAAGAAGTATTAAATGGAATCGTAAGTTATAGAACATCTACTTCAACAAATATTTATGATGAAAAAGCATTATTGAAATATATAGAAGAACATAAAGAATTAGAAGATAGATATGTTCAAAAAGAAATTAAACTTTTAAAAACTGAAATAGCAAAAGATTTAAAAGCAGATGATTCTTTAGAAATTGCTGGAGTTCAACTATTAAGCAAGAAGAATTTACAAGTAAAGTAGGTGCATTATGGAAAAAACAAGTATATACGAAAAGTTATTAAATATTCAAACTGAATTAAAAGCACCAAAAGGTCAATATAATTCATTTGGAAAATATAATTTTAGAAGTGCTGAAGATATATTAGAGGCAGTAAAACCAATTTTAAAGAAATATAGAGCAACAGTAGTTTTAGGTGATGAATTAACTTTTGTAGGAAATAGATATTATATAAAAGCAACAGCAACTTTATATGATTTAGATAGTGATGAAGATATAAGTAATACAGCATTAGCAAGAGAAGAAGAAACTAAAAAAGGTATGGATGCATCACAAATAACAGGTACTGCATCAAGTTATGCAAGAAAGTATGCTTTAAATGGATTATTTGCAATAGATGATACAAAAGATGCAGATACAAATGAATTTACTGAAATTACTAAAGAAGAAAAAGAAGAAAAAGTTGAAATTACAAAAGAAGATGCAGAGGGTTATGTGTTTGGTTTTGGGAAACATCAAGGGGAACAATTAGCAGATGTAGTAGTAGATGATCCTCAATATTTAGATTGGTTAGTTAACAATGGTAAAGCAGATGCAACATTAAAAAAATGTATTCAGATAGTAAAAGCTGCTGAAAAAGAAGAAGATGACAAATTAATCCTAATTTCAGAAATGAATCAATTAGAAATAGATACAAATTCAGACCACGAAGAGATTTTAAAACATTACAAAGTAAGTAGCAATCAAGAAATGACAATAGAACAATTAAATAATTGCATTGCAATACTAAAGAAGAAACTACCAAAAAATGATGTAACACCATACGACTTTTAGAAATGAGGTGTACTAATGAATATAGATGAAAAATTAAGAAAATCATTAGAAAGAATTTTAGGTTATGGGATTAACACTATAAGTTTAAATGAAGATGATTTAATTGATATGTTAGATGAAATAGTTCAAGAATATGAACATTTAGAAGAAGAATTAGAAGATTTAAAACAAAATATAGAAGAAAATTATAGACCTATTCCAGTAGCTGAACAATATGGAATAAGTGACAAAGATTTTATATAGGAGGAAATATGCATTACAAAGGATTTATTATAACTAAAGAAATACCAACACAAGAGAGATTAAACGAAATATTAAATAAGTATTATTATGAAGAAAAAAATAATAATTCAGGTTTCACTTGGGATTGGTGGCAAATAGGTGGAAGATATGGAGCAGGAATTAAAATTAATGCTAATCAAGAAAAATTTGAATGGCTATATTTAGGTCAACAAAGAAATCATAAATATTTTATTGTGAATATGTTAGATAAAGTAAAGGAAAAAGCTAGAGTATGGTTTGAAGAGTACGATTATCTAATGTATATGGGTTTAAAAGATGATGTTTTATATGTAGATGGTGCATATTATGAAGATATTATTGATTTTGACATAACAAGTTGTTTTTTAGTAATTGAAGAAGATGATTATATAAATGTTCGTGAAAAGTGGAATGGTAACACTTTTGATAATAATAAACAATTTGATGAAAAAGTAAAACAAATAGATTTAAAAGGAAAATTTATTACAATAATAGATTTTCACGATTAATATAGGAGGAAAGTATGAAAAGGGAATTTAGTTATGAAACAATAACATTTCAAGATATAGAAGAAAACCCACACTTAACATTTGTATGTGATGGAGATAGTAAGAAAGTAAAAGTAGAAAGTGAGGAAAACTAATGAATAAAGTAGTTTTAATAGGAAGACTTACAAGAGATGTTGAATTGAGATATACAGAAAGTCAGACACCAGTAGCAACATTCTCATTAGCAGTAAATAGAAACTTTACAAATCAATCCGGAGAAAAAGAAGCAGATTTTATTAATATTGTTGTATGGAGAAAACAAGCTGAAAACTGCAAAAACTATTTATCAAAAGGTAGTCAAGTAGCAGTAGAGGGTAGAATCCAAACTAGAAATTATGATGATAAAGATGGAAAGAAAGTATATATTACTGAGGTTGTTGCAGAAAGTGTTGAATTTTTAAATACAAAAACAAGTGAAAATGTGAACAAAGCACCAGTAGAAAAAACAGATGCAGAAGTATTAAAAGATGTAATGGAAGATAAAGATCCTTATGCAGACTTTGGCAAACAAATACAAATAACAGATGATGATTTGCCATTTTAGAGGTGTTATATGAATTTAGATAAGATTAGAAATATGAGTGATAATGAATTAAGAAGTTTTATGAATGAGTTATCACAAAGAAATAATATCTTTTGTTCTAAATGTGGAAATGTAGTTAGTAGCAGAAGTAGGAAAACAATTAATGTTGGTATAAATGAAAATGGGGTGCAAAAAACAAGAAAATTATGCAGCTTGTGTACTATGTGTTATGTAGATTTATTAGATTTTCTAGGAATGGAAGATATAGATTGGAGTGATTAAATGATTGGAACTCCAGAAGAATTAAGCAGATATTTATGGCAACTAGATAAAGATAAACAATATGAGATTAAAGAATATAAGAAAAGAAGATCATTAGATGCTAACTCATATTGTTGGGTACTATGTAAAAAGATTGCAGATAAATTAAGAATAACCAAAGAAGAAGTATATGTAAAAGCGATTCACGAAGTTGGAAAATTTGAAATATTGCCAATAAAGGATGAGGCAGTAGATACATTTATAAAAGCATGGTCTTTAAAAGGTATTGGTTGGTTATGTGAAGTTCTTAACAAAAGTAAATTAGATGGATATACAAATGTAATTGCTTATTATGGAAGTTCTATATATGACACTAAAGAAATGAGTATTTTAATAGATAACATAGTACAGGAAGCAAGACAACTTGAAATCGAAACAATGACACCAAAGGAATTAGAACAATTAATGAGTATGTGGGGTGCTTAAATGGTTAAAGTATTAACTTACATATTGGGTTTAGTCTTTATCTGGACATTTACAATTGGGTTATTAAGATATGAAGAAGTAAGAAAAGATAGTGAGGAAGAAAAATGAAATATGAAATACCTTTAAAACTACCAAGTTTAAATGATTACACAAGATGGTGTAGAAGTAATAAATATTTGGCAGCAACTAAAAAAGCAGAAATAGAATCACAAATAGGTGGTTATATATCATCAATGCCGAACTATAAAAACCCAATAAGAATACATTTTACTTGGGTTGAATCAAACAAAAGAAGAGATCTAGATAATGTTTGTTTTGCAAAGAAATTTATATTAGATGCTATGGTTAAATGTAATAAATTAAAAGATGACAATAGAAAATGTGTAACAGCATTTACTGATAGTTTTGAATATGGTAGTGAGGCAAAAGTTATTTTAGAAATTGAAGAATTAAAAGAGGTGTAGTAATGATTGAATTAAGATTAGCTGGAACTAATACAACATTAGAAACAAGAGCAGAATCTTATGAATCAGTAGATAAAAACAAAAGATATAAACAAATCCTTGAAATAATGATAGACAATAAAGAACCTATGACAGCAAAAGAAATAAGTGTAGAGATGTATAAGAGAGGTTTCACACCAACAAGTGAAAGAAATTTCTCTAGTCCACGAATAACTGAATTATTAAGAAATGGAATACTTGATGTTATAGGTAAAAAGAAATGCAAGTTTACTGGAAAGACAGTATCAGTTTATTCATTAAGAGAGGATCAAACAACTATATATGATTTCATAAATTAGTAGTAAGTAGTAAGTCGTAACGAAGTATCTGTAAAAAGAAAGGTACAAAGTTATGGAAGAAAAAATATTATTAGAAATTTCAAACACTTGCGAGAATTGTCGTTCTCGTGAGTGTTGTAAAGAAAAAGAATGTGTGTTGTTCAGAATAGAACAAATAGTAATAAAGTCGCAAAAGAAAAAGAATAAAAAAGAGAAATAGGAGGTAAATATGTTAGAAGAAATAATGTTTGTAGTAGTAACAGTTTTATTACTGGTATATCTGATATGTATTACAAGAATAGAAAAAGAAGAGGAAGATGAATGGTTTTCTGATGAGAAAAGGAAGTGATGTTAAGTGATGAAAAAATATAGATATAAAGGCTATGAATTACAACAAACTTCTTATAATTGGCACTATATGATTATTGATTTAAAGACAAAACAAAGTGTATTTCATTGTTCTTGTACTAAAGAATTAGATGAAGAGGAAATGAAAAGAGCAATAATTTTCTTTTTGTCATTAAAAAACAATAGAGATTTTTTTGAAGATTTAAAGGATAGTGATGATTAAGATGAGTGAAGAAGATTTAAGAATACAACAAATAAAAATGAAAATTAAAGGCTTAACTTTTGAACAAGCAAGAGATATTAGTAATTTGTGTTCTGAATACTACATAGAGGGATTAGAACAATCACGATTTGATAAGAGAATGTTAGAACAAGAAAACCAACAACTAAAAGAAATAGAAAAAGAACATCAAAAAATAAATGGAGAGTTAAGAGAAGAAAATAAGAAATTAAAAGAACAAGTAGAAGATTTAAAAGCAGATTATGGAACAATAGCACAAATAGAAAGAGATTTATATAAAGATGTTATTGAGATGGTAAGAGAATATATAAGTGAGTTATTACAAATATTAGATAAAGTAAAGGAGGAAAAATAGTATGTCTGTAACAATAAATGATGATTATGCAGTATTAGATTCTGAAATATATAGTTTCTATTATGGTTATGAGTTTGATAGAAAAGAATGTGAATGTGGAGAAACAGAAGAAATATGGGGATTTGAAGTAATCAAAGAGAATGAAAAGGTATTTAGAATTAGTGCTGATGATATGGAAAAACAAAAAGGTTGTCCTGATAAATGGGATTGTAGTGAAATGTTATTGTTTGGAATTGGTTTGTATTTAGATAAAGGAGGATTAAAATGATAGAAGAAAAAGGATTAGAAATTATGGTTAAACATTTTAAAGATGAATTATTAGGGATGACTAGTAATGATAAAGAGTTAGTAGTTGCTTTAAAAAATAAAGAAGTAACAATAAAGGATCATTATTTAAAATCGATAGATGAGATTATTAAAGAAATTGAGGAAAGTAATAATGAATAGTGTAGTAAGAGATGATAAACGTATAGAACTAGATGATAATGCAATTGACTATTTAGTAAAAATAGAACAAGAAAACTACAAATTAAAAGAGGCCATTGATAAAGCACAAGAACTTATAAGAAATGAAAATTCATTAAATGAATCAGAAATAGATGAATTATCAGAAATATTAGATAGTTATAGGAATTAGAGAAAGTAGAGGATTAACTATGTTAGGTGAACTTATTAAAAAATATAGTCAATATAATATGAGATATGATCCACAATATAAAATATTGTTTATTTATACACCAATGTTAGTTAAAGACTATGTTAATTTAAAAAATATTATTAAAAAATATGAACTAGAAGTTAAAGATATTATGATTTTAGGGAGAAATAGATGAAAGAATATGCAGTTTGTAAAGGAGAAGAATGTCTAGCAATAGGTAATGTTTATCAACTTGCACAAAAATTAAATGTAAAAGTAAAAACAATACAATTCTATACAACACCAACATATAAGAAAAGAGCCAAAAACTCAAAGAATAGAAAGGTATTAGTAGAAATATAGGAGGATTAATGAACGATAAGTTATTAAAAAACATTAATTATTATGGAGTAAGAACAGAATTAAGAAAATTAAATGAAGAAGTATTTGAATTACAAGAAGCAATATTATATAGGGAACAACCAAATGATATAGCAAGACCAATTAGAGATTTTAATGCAAGATTAAATGGAAAACAATCACCAGATATAGAACACATAGCAGAAGAAATTGCAGATGTACAAGTATTATTAAATCAATTCAAACTTTATTATGGTATATCAGATGAAGAAGTAAAAGAAGTAATGATTAAGAAGATAGATAGACAAATGGAAAGGATTGAAGATGAAAGCAAATAAATTTAATGGAATAGAATTATTAGAAATGATTAAAAGAAATGAAATAGAAATGAACACAAATATAAATGTATATTATGATGATGTATTTAGAACAACATTAGTGTTTGATGGCTATGATTTGAATTGGAAAGCAGGAGAATTTAAAGTTGCATATTTTTATGATGGATTATGTCATTTTGAAATAGAAGAAGAAAAAGAGATAGAAAAGATAGAATTTTTTGAAGAAAATTTAAAACATGTTGTAGCAAAAACAACTAGTGGAATTGATTTTGCATTAGGTTGCTTTGTAATAGAAACAGATAAAAAAATTAATGAATTAATAGATGTAGTAAATAAATTAAAAAAGGAGAATAAATAAATGAAAGAACCAAAATTTAAAGATTATAAAGAAAAACAAGAATTTTACAAAGAAAGAAGTAATAGAGTACTTGCAAGATATGATAGTGGTAAAAGAACAACAAGAAATGGAGAAAGAATTAAAGGTATTCCTTTTGTAAATGAAGAAAAGAGAAAATTAAAAGAAGAAAGAAGATTGAAGAAGTTAGCAAGAAAGGGAAAAAACAAATGATATTTATTTTAATAATAATAGCACTATTAATATTCGGTATTATGTGTGGTTTAGCAGCAGCAACAACACATTTAGAAATAATAACTAAAAACCAAATAGAAATTATAAGAGTATTAAAGAATAAATAGTTTGGAGGTTGATCTAATTGATAGAAGAATACTTCGAAGATTACACAAATAAGTATTATGAAATGAAAAAAGCATTAAAGCGATATATAGAAGCTAAAGAAGATTATTATCATTTAACAGGAATTAATATTGATGATATGCCAAAAGGTAATCAAAGACCTCTAGACCTTGGTGATTTACTAGTTAATATAGAACAATTATGTAGTGAATATAAAGCAAGAGATAAAGAGTTAAAAGAGGTAATGGACAAATGTGAAAGAGATATAGGAAAATTAAAAAATCCAATACATAGAGCAATAATTGAATATGCTTATCTTAATTTTGAAAGCAATAAGGAAATAGCAGAATCATTAAAGGAGTATCATAATAAAAATTATTCTTTGGGGTACATCAAGATATTAAAATCAAGAGCAGTTAATAAATTTGAAGAATTGATAACCAATAATAACTAGATAAAACTACATATAACACAAAATATCAGAACGATGATGATATAATTATAGTAGAAAAGTTTATATTATAAACTTTCATTGCATTAGCACTAGAACCCAAAGGGGTTGGTGGAAGGCTGTTCATAAGCAGCCTAGTGGAATTTCAGGTTCACCTCCTAGATTCTTCTAGGGTGCTTATAAAAGCACTACCCTAATTTATTCTTTTTACAACTGATGATATATAAAATAAGAGAGAGTGTTAAGGTTTGTATCATATATTTACACTAAGATGTATGAATACATGCTCGTTCAGTGAGGAAGTTGTAAGGAACAAACAACACACCTTTATATCATTGGTTAAGCATCCTTTAAGGGTGCTATGGAGTATATATAGACATAATGTATATTCCATAGTGTTCTTAATACTGAGGACACTGATTCTATGGTGTATGGCACTATCCTAATGGGTAGTGTCTAGTGATATGTCTTTACCTATAATTACACTTTTAAGGTATTAGGAAAGTGAAATCTAAGCTTAGTAAACATATCATTAGACAGTATCTATTAAGATACCAGTTCCGCAAGCTGGCAAAGAACTCTATTATGGGTTCTTTTTTTGTGTTTAATTGGTGGTGATAGCATAAAAGAAGTAACTAAACTTATGATTAATGAATTTAAAATTAAAGAGTTAGGTTATGATTTTATGGGATACCACCTAAATAAAAATGACATATTAACATTCCATCATTTAATCGTACCTAAACGAAATGGTGGATTATATATAAAACAAAATGGAGCTATTATTCAAAGAATACCACATGATTATTTACATTTAATAGAAAGAATAGATTATGATATATTCTGCTATTTAACAAGTGAAATGATAGATATGAATTGTAAAGGATTTCTTGACAGTTATAACATAAGAAATATAAATGATGTTCTATGTCAGTTTGAAAGAGAACATTCTGGAGATAGAACAAAAAAGGGAAAAGTACTTATTAAAGAGGAGTACACAAGAAGAATAAAACTTTAGGAGGAATGTCAATGTTTAAAATATTAGAATGTTTTGGTGGCATAGGAGCATGTAGTAAAGCATTTGAAAATTTAGGTATTGATTTTGAAATAGTAGATTATATTGAAATAGATAAATATGCAGTTAAAAGTTTTAATGCTATTCATGGAACTAACTTTGAACCACAAGATATATGTAAGTGGGATAAAGATATAGAAGTAGATTTAATTATGCATGGATCACCTTGTCAAGATTTTAGTTTAGCTGGTAAACAAGCCGGAGGAGATAAAGATAGTGGTACAAGGTCAAGCCTTATGTACGAAACAATAAGAA